ATACATGGGGGCATACCACCACCCAAGTTTCAATGTGATCACGCCATTGATCACTATGGGCGCTTGTTTGATATACGTGATCATGTTTATCAACCGTCGATCTAAGTACGCCCACATCATCATCCAGAACCCAATAAGGGCGGATTTTGTCAGGAACTTGGTTGCACATGGTGAATATATGCTGCAACCCATATGTGCTGAAATGAATTTGACCATTCAGGAGCGCCGATTCCAGGTGCCGGAGTGGCTGTATATTTATTTCGCCCCGTCCACACACACTAAAAAATTGAAAGCCATGATCAACATGAATGTATTTGACGCCTCATTGTCAGCAACCCACAATGCTGGGTTTTTAGATGCTGATTCCGCTGACGCATACATTCAGCGCCTTTTCAGAACACAAGATAAATATCTTTCTGATAGTACCTCTCAGTTTAATTCTGATGCCGCAACTCTTGCTAGCACATTAGTCCATCGTATGAGAATGGACGTGTACCAGGATTTTATGGCAAGCCTCCACTAAAGGCGCAGTGGAGGCTATTCGGTTACCGCTTGGGTGAGCTGGCTCTTGGCCCACTCAAATTGACGAAACTCGGACTAAAAGTCCGCGTCAATAAGACGATACCGATCGAACGCCGCCCAGTGAGCGAGAGCCTGGGCTGCCATGTTCGAGGAGCTGCTCCGCCCCACCCTGACCACGACTGCGCCATCACGATGGCTGCAGGCATATTCAAAAGAATTGGAAGCCAGACTATGAAACCCGCTGAGAAGCAGATGCTTGAAGACATACGTGAGTATGTCATCAAGATGTTGTCAAAGTATTCCCGCAAGTACGGTTTAACCCGGCTGGAATCCCGAGACTATCCTGCCAGTGATTGGATAGCCCAGGCGAATTATTCCATGTCCCGTAAATTACAGCTCTTGGAAGCCAGCAAAAAGCCATATAAGTTTTGCTTGAATGATAAGGTAGACATATTCATTAAGGATGAATTCTATGAAGTGCCAAAATATCCACGCTTGATTTGTAGCAGTGAGGATGTTTACAAGTGTCAGTTGGGACCAATGTTCAACCGCATGGAAAAAGAACTTTTTAAGTTGCCCATGTACATCAAACAAATTCCCAAACATCTCCAAAGTAAGTACATTAGGGACACCATATATGTTCCTGGCAGTTATTATTACGCCTCCGACTACACGTCTTATGAGACACATTTTTCACGTATGATGATGGACTGTGTTGAGTATGAACTCTACCGCTACCTCGCACCGAAAGATGCTGAGGGTGCGGCGTTCATGGCTCACATTGAACTGCTCCGTGAAACTCGTAAGCTGCGTAGTCACTTACTTTCTGTTGAGATCGAAGCCACAAGAATGTCTGGAGAGATGAATACGTCTCTCGGCAATGGCTTTTCGAATTGGGTTTTTATGAAATATGCGGCCAAGAAGGCCGGAGTGAAAGTGAACGGCGTCGTAGAAGGCGACGACGGCGCTTTCACTGCCACTGGCTTGATCGATCCTAACATCTTTGTCGACATGGGCTTAAACATTAAGCTCTGCCGATTCAGTGACTTGGGTGACATGAGTTTCTGTGGCATATTGAATGATGAACATGGCGGTGACGACATCACCGATCCTAGGAAAGTTCTGAACAAGTTTGGTTGGTCCTCAAGGAAGTACGTTGGGTGCAGCGATGCCACCAAAAGATCTTTAGCACTCGCGAAAGCCTTGAGTTATGCGTACCAGTACCCGCAATTGCCACTGGTTCGGCCGTTCTGTGATATGATCATTAGAACCTGCCCGATGCATATGTACCGCCTACTCAGTTACATTAATAGCCTCGACTTATATATGAGGAAAATGTATCTCGAAGCACTCGACAATCGTTACAATATACCCGTCTTCAACCCATCCGTGGCGACAAGATGCATGGTGGACCGGTTGTTTGGTATTTCTGTTCAGTCGCAGTTGAAAGAAGAAGCCATACTCTTAAACAGTGAGTATGGTCCCATCAGTATGTCCAGCATAGATTTTGGTGATGCTGCATACCGATGCTTCGCACAATACGTCACCACAGATGATAAATTTGTGGGTGTTGTTACACATCAACACGAAG